TGCACCCGATATTTGTGTTACTGTTGTTTGGTTTTTATCCTCTAAATCCATAATATCAGACAACTTAAACAAAGCTTTTAGCCTAGTATCTGCTTTATCAGCAGTTTCAGCTTCAGTTTTTATACCTTTTAAGATATATTCTTCATTTACGCCAAGTTCTTCTAATACTGGCTTTAATTCTTCTTTCATAGCTGTAATTATCCTTTTAGTTCTAACTAAGTCAGCCGATTTTTCTTTAGCATAACCTACATTTTTAGTCGGAAATGCTTTTAAGTAAGCCTCTTGTGGCTTTAATCCCTGTGCTAAATATAATACAAAAATACTTTCCGTCTTAGTTAAATCTTTTCTTTCTGCTAGTATATCGTCAGGATTTTTTTCACCACCAAAGGAATAGATATTAGTTCTTTTAGATGTATCCATCTTAATATTAGGACCTATAACAAAGGTTCCAGTACAAGTTCCAATATATTCTCTTACTCTATTCTTACCTTTATTGCGCAGCATCTTCCCGCGACGCAATACCTGTACTACACATTCATCGTCAGCTAACACCCAATCACCTACGTGACCATCCCTCCAGTCCTCTAAGACTTTAAGGTTTTTTGGAAGCGGATCGTTTGCTTCGTAAACCCGATGATTTATCTTTTTTATTAGATATTGCCTCATCACTCGCCTTATTTATTAGCTCTAACTTAGAGTTCATTTTCCCTAAGTATTCTTCTATGTGTTTTACACGCTTAGTCAACTCATCTACCTTTGCGTCAGTAATTTTTAACTTCTCATTTAGACTCCATGTGTCCATATTCCCTCCCGTTTATTAACGAAGGCCAGCGCCAGCTGGCCGATTATTATGACTTACCAACATTATGCTCGAGTATACATATCATGTCACTCTCGCTAAAGTAGTCATTAAGATCAATTGTTCCTAAGGTTACTGCTTCGGTAGTTTCTTCTATAAGTTTCTCTTCTATAAACTCGCATCTATCTTCGTCAGTATTAAATTCTATAGTTAAGATATAACGTTTTTTATTACTCATTTCAAAACCTCCTTTTAAACAAATTTATTACCAATAGTTTAATAGTTTTATAAATTAAAAGCAATAAAAATAAATCCTTGTAACTATTAATAAAATATGACTTTACAAACAGACCGACCAGTCGGTTTAGTTTTGTGCAATCAATCCTAAATTGAAATTAGGAAAAGTTTTAAAAATTGTAGCATTTTGATGTGTGGTCTTTTTAGCTATAACCGCCCTATCGGGCGGATTTCCAAAATGGAAATTTAGTTAAAATTCATTTAGAATTTTATGAATTAATTAAGAATTAAATTATAATGAAATAACAAAGGAGAAGTACAATGAATATAGAAATACCTACAGTTGAGTCGTTCGTAGTAAGAGTGTTGGATACAATTAAATGTTATGGTAAGAAGATACAAGTTGCACCAGAACGTAAAGGTTGGGATCCAATATTCAAAGTTAGAACACAGGGTAAGTGGGAAGTAAAGAATGAACGTAATGCTACTATTAGAGAAATAGCAGACGAAGCTAAGTTCTTTGGTTATGACTTGTCTCAACATTTCATGGATATGAAGTCTATGACATGCGAAGTGGAGGAAGGATAGAGGCTTTATGTCTCTATTCTATGAGGATATACACTATTTATACTGTAAAAGCGGTATAATTACACTGTAAACGATAGATAATTGTATTGTAACTGTGCAAGCTATAGTAATTACACACCAGTACGATTGTCTATCTTTACGGTATAAACTTACACTAAACACAAGGAGTTATTATGCAATCAATTAAACATGGTATCAAGCAATGGATAAAGAGCTGGACACACTGTGTATTATGTGAATACATGGTAAAGAAACATTTAATGTATAGTGATTTAATATGCTATACATGCTACACTAACAAACAAGGAGGTTCAGATGAATCACAGATTAAAATTAGACACATCAGTACTACAAAGTAATACATCAATGCATTTAGTACAGTATATAATAGAGCAAAGAAAAGTTCTTAAAGAGTTCATGAAAGTATTTAGCAACGCAGGTACAAAGATAACGGATAACGATATAAAAGAGTTAAACGAAGACTTTGAGTATATCATGCGTAAACACTCTGCTGCATTACATAAAAGGTGTGGCACAAATATATACCCTAAGTTACAGGGATATAGAGGAGGCCCAAATACTAAAGACAAATGGGCTAATCCTTCTCAAGAAGAGGTAGATAATATCTATAAAAAATATAAAGAGGAGGAATAAACATGTCTATACATATTAAAGATTTACAGGAGATGATCAATATACTAAGAGATGTACAGACGTATATGTATATGATACATAAGAATGATACACTAGGTAATCATATAATGAAACGTATAGATAGGGTATTAATAGATGATAAGCCAGTAATACCTGAAGAGAGAGTCCCTGAATAAGAGTTGCCTGGCATACGCAGGATCAGTTTAAATGCATCTCGAGAGCACTGACAAAGTATGCCAACAATTATAAGCTGAGGTGATGGAGGGAGATAGTGGATACAGGTGGTTTACACCGTAAACAGAAGCTATCGAGGAAAAAGTGTAAGCTTATATAATATTAAATAAGGAGAAAACATGTTAAAAGTAAAAGTAATGAGACTAGATAAAAATGGTAATATGCAGTCATATACCATGAAACTTAAAGATACTAATACAAATAACTTAGAATTGGAGAAGCTAGCAGAACTTGCAGAAGATTATTACGTAGATCTGAGTGAACGCTGGCGTTAGTTAACTAAAGAAAAGGAGGCCAACATGGCAACAGTAAGAACAATAAGATGGTTATCAGGTGGTGGATTCGTAGATAAACAAGTAAATGCTACAACAGTAGCGCAATTAAGATCAGAACTAGAAATATCTTCAACTGCTGATATTGCAGTAGACGGTGTAAACGTGAGTGATACACATGAATTAAATGATGGTTCTGTTGTGGCAGCTGTACAGAATAATAAGTCTGGTGGAAGCAGCTGCTAAGTTAGTGTAATACAATAATAGGGGATGTGAGTCTCACGTCAATTTGACTTGCGTACAGTGCCTGTGGCGATAACAGTGCCAAGAAAAGAATTACCGAGCATTCCCCTGTTTTAACTTAATAAGGAGGATACAAATGAACGATACAATAAGTAATATGATGACTTATGAACCAGATATAAGAGATTTATCACAAAGATTACATTTGGGACCACAAGGAGAAATATTAGAATTACTAGAACGATTTAATGATAAATATATAGCTAAAAGACCAAATCATTATCATACTTTAGCACCTATGGAAACAAAGAAACTAGGAGTTACAAAGAAGTTTTATTGGAAGCCTGGAGCATATGATACTATAAAAACAATTATTAATTCTTCACAATATTTTACTATGAAAGCTCAATCTATGCAGAAAATAATGGATAGAGTTAGAACACAAAGTACATGGAGAATTAGAAATCTAGATACCGATATAAGCGAAATAGAAAATAAAATATCTACATTAAGAGCTAATGGAGTTGTTATGCAAGATAATACGGATGACGCAGTAGAAGCATATGAGTTAATAAAGAATCATTTTATAGAACAATATGAAAATTCTAATAGATTATTTAGTATAAATGTGTCAGAAAGAAGTGTAGATAATGAAGTACAAGACTATTATATATGGGTAACATATTTATATAATAATCCTACTATAGAATATAAACATGCAGAGGGCGGCAAAATAGGAGAAGTAGAGTATTTAGGCGCAGTTAAAGTTCAAGTTAGATATTCTGTTGCTAGACTAATTAACATACTGATTAATAATAAAATGGATATTACTAAACTAACTACAAGTAATGTAAAAAACACTAGAGATTTTCCTAGAGGTGCATACACTATAGGTGGAGATACTATTAGTGAGTACAACTTTCCACATCCATATATATCTAGACCACAAGCTTACTATAATAGAGGTAATAATAATATGAATGATTTTAGATATGTATGCTTAGGTAATATGGCTAGTGAAGTCGATGCATGTTTTGGTTCTTTGGATTTTATATCAGCTAAGATATTTATAGATAGATTAATAACACATTATGATACAAATACAGGACCATTAAACAGGTTGCAATTTTCATATCATGGCTTACCATTTAACATTATACATAATGATGAATGGAGAAATATAATAGCGGATAGAACTAGTGCCGATTGTGGTTATTATGATACTTTAAGGAATATGCCACAACAATTGATTGAGGAAGATAGCTATTGTGTAAAACATTGTGAATTTAAAAATCATTGTAATGCATATAAAGAGTTTAGTAAAGAAGTAAGTCAAGAAGAACTAGAGAGAATAGCACTAGAAACAGCAACAATAAACGCAGCAAGGAGGATATAATGGAAGTTAATATTGAAAAGAAGGATTGGGACAAGATAATAAACTATGCAAGATGCGCATCTGATAAATGGGGCACGGAAATAGGTGGTATGGCAGTAACAATACAGGATAAAGAGGGAGATTGGACTATTTCAGACCCTGTAATCATGAAACAGGAGGTATCAGGAGCATTATGTGAATTAGATAAGACCGAACTAGCAGTATATTATAGTAAAATGGCTATAAAATACAAAAATAAGGACATGAGATTCTGTTGGTGGCATTCACATGCTAAAATGAGTGCATTTTGGAGTGGAACTGACACTAACACTATAGATGAGTATGAAGATGGTGACTTAAGTTTTGCATTAGTAGTCAATGTTAAGGAAGAATACAAATGTAGAGTATCTGTATGGAAACCATTTACAATGCATAAAGATGTTGAGTTAAATATCTTAACTAAAGAAGAAGGATACAAAATACCTAAAGCTTTAGAAAGAGAAGTTGTAGAAAAATGTACTCAACCTAAGAAGACATGGCATAATACAGGTAGTAAATATCAATTAGGTATGTTTGCTAATAA